TGCGCCCGGGATTGCGCCATCTGTAACCAGGCTAACTTCAATGAGATTGGATGCGCTGATAGCCATAACGCCATCTTCGTTATCCCACTCTGCAACATCTACGCCAACGCTAAAATCTGAACGAAGCCCAGTTGCAGCTTCTTCTAGAGCATCGTTGCCTGCTGTTGTCTTGGCGATCTTAAATTCTGCTGTAATGCCTTCTGCATCTGCTTCGAATGAAACCATCTTGCCCAATGGGCGAGTTACATCGTGCTGTAGAACCAACTTGATGTTTTTGGCCATGGTGATTGAATCTTCTTTGAACATGGTGGGCCCGGCGGATGTGCTGCCTTCAGCGTTCCATGAAACGATGCGGCCTGCGATGATGCGAGATTCTGTATCTGCCGCTGTGATCGCGTATGGCATAGTTATTTTCATCGGTTCTCCTTGTTGTCGATCAGATCTTCTTCTTCTTGAATCTGCTCAACGCTCATCGCGCCAATTCGATTTAAGATTTCATAAACTTGAGCGCGAGCAAGCGCATCTGAACGCAAGAACTCGTCTAGGCTGAAGCGGATAACGCCAGTTGAAGGGCAGAAGTCAGGCATTGATAAACGCTGTTCGATGCTCGCTAAAATTGGCTTCATAGAGAAATCGATAAGTGAACGGCGCTCTGAAACGCTGTTGGAGTAGGTCATGCTTGTAGTTTCTGCGCTAACGAAGTAAGCAGGAAGGTTGCAAGCGCGAGCCAATTCCAGCGCGACATATTGGCGAGCCTCATTTAGTTGTAACTTGGCAGGATCGATGCCCAGCGCTTGCAATTCAACATCTGCATTTAAGAACGCAGTTGATTTAGTAAGTCGAGCAGTTCTCCATGATTCGAGAAGTTTAGAAATTCGTTCTGCTGGAAGATTTGTTCCATTGGATTTTAGAACTTGAAGTGGAACTGGCTCTTTAGCGAAAGTTTCTGCGGCTTGTTCTAGTGCATGAGCGGCGCGGATTGTTCGGCCTGCTCGATTCAATAAGCCTTCATCAAGTCCGTAAAATACAACAAGCGAACCTACGCCCTGAGTTGGAACTATTGAACCATCGACTTGATAGCCAACGATTTCAGTTTGGTTGTTGTTAAGTTTCGGAGTTACGCGATCTGGTGCAACGCGAGTCCAGGCACGAACGCGCCCGGTGTCCCCATATTGCTCTAAAACCTGACCATACCCAACCCCATGAAATAAAAGATCTTCTGCGAGCCAAGCATAAATAGCAGAACCAGGAACGCGTGGATCTGGTTGATTAATTACTGCTGGAGTTCCCATGTGAGAACCATCAATTTTTGAATACTGCTCGAGTGGTAGAGCCGCAAGAGTTGAGCAGATGATGTTACGCGCTCTGGCAATAGTTGGAACTGCCATTGCTTGCTGGCGGCTTGCTACGGATTGAGTAAATACGAAAGGATTAAAAGATGCTGTGTTGTTAAACGGTGCAGGTGTCGAAGCCGCATCAACTGTGATTTCGGTTGTTGGCTTTGGCGTTGTAAAAAGATCCCTGATTCCCATTGGACATATTATACGCTATTGCCTAGACATTATCCTATCTGAATGTCCACTTCGGATTCGCCGCGTGTCGCGAAGTGAGTAACCATTGCTGAAGCAACTGCACCACAGACTATGCCGCTTTGTTTGCGACCCATAACCCAACCACCATCGCCTCGAGTTAATTTGACGGCCGATAGAACTTGCTTGGTTAATTCTTCTTGATCTGCATGAGCAAGACGCATCGATGAAACCGCTGAGACGAACTCATCGCACGATTGTTGATATTCCTGCGAGTTAACTTCATGGATTGGGATTCCTGCTGGAGCCAATCGAGCGGCAACTGCTGAGGCTGTCGATTTTGAGTAAGCAACCGCATTAACTGGGAACTTGCGAACCCAGTAAGCAATATCGTTGGCCATTTCAAGATCATCTAAATTGACCGGGTTGAACCAGGTATGAAGAAGGCTAACCATGAAACGGTTGCCCTCAATTCTCTGGCCTGCAACTAACGAAGCGTGTTTTCTGTCTGGGCTAAGATCGATTGCCATCCAAGTATCTTTCTCAACATCAAGCTGAGGCAGATCATCGGCCTTGCACTTTTTCCACTCGGCCTCTGAGATCACAGGGTTAATCATTGAAACGAATTGGCACAGGATTTCGGTTCTGAATATATCTTCGCGATCCGACAGGCTGTCTTTAATGTTATCTTCATGAACCGTATGGCCTAGCGATGGATTGCTTTGGTACCAGGCTTCTTTGTCGGTAATTTCCGCCCCTGGCTCAGCCGACCATTCGAACCAGCCAATAGAATCATCGGCTCCTTCGCTTGCCGCTAAACCGCGCTCCCTAAATTTATGCAGCAGAACCGAATTGGCATGACCAGCATTCGAATAGACATAGGCCTGCGGATTTGGATTCGACATCTGAGTAAATCGCATCGAACTCCAGACATCTTCTGTGTCGAACTCTCGTAACTCATCAATATGGATTACATCTGGAGCAGCAATACCTCGAGCGGCTGAATTGCCTGCTCTGATTAAATACCGGGCTTTATTCTTAAACCGAATCTCTTGAGATCCTTTAGATTCATACTTCTTGGCGAAGTTATCTAGAAGCATCTGAGAATTATCAATTATTTCGCTAACCTTAAAGAAGATTTCGCTCGATGTAGTCAACTTATGAGCTGTGGCAAGGTGCATCTTCTCGCCAAGAACATAGATCCCGAACAAGATTCGAAGCGCCATAAATGTAGATTTACCCTGTTGGCGTGGCAACATGATTCCGATTAGTGGATGCGCCCAGCGCCCATCAGCCTTGTAGCGCAAGCAATCTCTGGCTAGTTGCTGTTGCCATGGGAGCAATGGGAATCCAATATCTGTACAGAACTGAATCATTTCATCGCCTCTGGTAGGCAGATCAAGCGGCTTTGAGCGGATTCTAGGCACTTGAGAGCCTTTACGCGGTTCTGTTACCCCTACCTCAACCGATTGCAGCCCTTCTGAGCCTGTTTCAGCCGTCATGACTAGTCCTGATCCGATTCAAGCCGATAGTGGCTGTTTGAGTCGTTTTTGGGGTAAAAAGAAACAGGAAGGGTCGGGGGTGTCTTTGCCCTATCAAAAAACCTACCCCCCTTAGCAGAATTGCAACTAGAACATAATACTTCTAAGTTCGAAGGATTATCATCGCCACCTAATCTGCGTGGCACTATATGGTCAACGCTTAGGCGCTCCTCAGTTCCACAACGCTGGCAACATCCATCTCTTTGGATAATCGATTGCCTTAACTTACGCCAAGCATTAGTAGATCCCTTATCACTTAACTTACTCATTGCCATCCTTTAGTTCTTAAATGGTGCAATGCTTTGCAATAGTCCGGGATCTCATGATCTAAACCATATCGACTAGATACATAATACCAATACATATAGAACTGGTAATCATAAGGCTTACCTTTAACTGACTCACTCTTAATCTGATAGTAACCATGAGTCTGCTTAGTACCTGACTTATTACCGATCGCATTGATAGTCCATGATGATTCTCTATGAACTATCTCGTTATGGCATTTGTATTGCTTATCTGTTAATTGATAGTTAGCCAGTTCTCTTAGCTTCTTATTTGGCACTATTGAAGCCTCTGATCTATCAATGCTTGCAATAGATAGAGATATCCCAATAACAACGGCTAACACACGCGCTACGCCTTTCAGGCGCGAGTTGAAGCCTTGATGGCTTCTAGCCGATAGTGTACCGAATGCTCCAAGCACATTAACATAAGTCCTGCTCAGAGCGGTGAGTCGCATCTTACTTATCCGTAGAATAGAAGCCAGAGCCTTTAAACTGGATACCGAAACTGCTATAAATCTTACGCATTGGCTCATGGCAGAAGCCGCATTCAACATCGTGTGGTTCATTTATTGATAACTCCTTCTCGTAGCGAAGATTGGCTTCGCATCGATCGTTAGTACATTCGAACTCATATATCGGCATTACTTCTCGACTCCATGGATAGTTTCTAAGTGATGCAGCATTACTCGGCTAACGCCTTGCTGACCACCGAGATAGTCATAAGCGCCTATAAGCGAGAAGCCACAGAAGCATGTATGAGCAGCTTTAGGTAGCACATTTCTTTCATCGCCTGCTTTTGGCATTATTCATCCTCACAACTCAAGCAATGAGATCGCGATAAAACATAAGCACCGCAACCCTTGCATTTAGATATATCAACATCGGTGTATAGATCTTTGCGACCTTCGAACCCGGCGGATTTCAGTAACTCCACCAGATCGCCTAGGCGGAGCATGGCAACATAATCCTCAGCATGTTCACCTTGTCCATTAAGCCTAAAGCAAGCGAACCCCAATAAGCCGCTCTTGGCTGTCCTAGTTTCGATCTGGCGTAGTGTTCCTGACACATCGAGTCCTGTACGCGCTTTAACCTCGCAATCGAACGGAACATTGAGGATATCGCGGCCATTACCTCGACCAACTGAAGCGCCTTCCCAAGTGCGCCTCAGAAACTCTGCCACCACGCGCTCCGTACGGAAGCCGCGATGTTTTCTACTTTGAGACATTCTGCTCCAGAGTTACTGCATGGCAATCTGGACATGACCAGGTAAATCCAGCAGTTAAAGATCCACCAGTTATGACTATTTCTGATACATCGAATTCACGATTGCAGAGACAGCATCGAGTAGTAATCCCTGAGGCATGAACGCTATCTCTAATCTTCTTATAGTGTTCAATAACATCAACATCAGGAAATGACTCCCATTCTCCATCTTGGTTCATAAATTGTAGGCTGCTCATTAACCTCTCGCCTTCTGCTTCACCCATTTACCATCGCGGTTAATCTCTAACCACACAGGCTCGCACTTCTCTAAAAAGCCACCAGCAGGGTTTTGGCATCTGAACTGCGCCCAAGGCTTGTTATTTTTCTTAGACACGCCTTCGCTAAACGCCATAACTCCATGTTGGCAGGTTGGAATATCATCATCGATCTTAGTTCCCTGTAGCACATTTTCAATAAGTGCAACTGCCTCACTAGCTGTGGGTGTTGGATGAACTTCTTTAGTTGTCCAAGGATCATCCTCGACCGGCATTGTTATCTTGTCTGCTAACTTCTCAACGAATGGCTTTGGTTGTCCTTGATTGACTTTTGCCATTTCTTCACGACTAGGGCGTTTGCCTTTCGAAGCATAATTTGCGTTAGCCAATGCACGACCAATCGCACTCGTCTCGCAATTCTCAAGCGCCGAAGTAGAATTAACTCCTCGCGTACTAACGGTTTCCTCTGCATAGCCAGTTGTCCAAGGCTGTGCATCCACTTCAGTTCGATAGATAGCAGCCTGAACAATAAAGCGCTGCAAGGTATGCTCAACGAGCGTAGTATAAATTCGACCATCTGGATGTTCCTTCCAAAACTTCGCTAGGCGTTCTTCAACGGTTTCATAATCTTCTAGATTAAACATATAACTCATTCTCCTCTAATTTGAGTTGACCAGAGATCGCGAAGTAAGCCGCGCCATCGATGTAGTTATCGACTTTTCCAGTTTCCATTGATCTCGCGACTTTGACCAGCGCCATACACATCGCAACCTGATGAGGCTCGATTGGCATTTCAAGGTATGCAGCCCATAAGGATGCGGTTCTGGACATATTGTCCGATGGATGTCCGTAGTCAAGACCACGATCCTGGATGATGGCTCTAGCTTCTGTAAGGTAATCATTGGCTTTCATACTCTTACCTTATCGCGCTGATCGTAGAACTTACGCATCGCCCGGCGGCCTTCTCGATAACCAGCATCAACGCCCATTGAGTAAAACAAAACTACTGTTGCTAACCAACCGACCATTAATAAGCCGATTTCATACATATTCATATTGCTCCCGATCCGTCAGAGTTTCTGACTTCTTGGAATAATTGTTACATGACTAGCAGACAGAACCGCGATCATTTAGATAACGAAACGGTAACAATTCCTGGTCATCAACATGGTCATCGATTGTCCTGTTTAGGTCTGGCCAATCATCGAGGCCTGCCATAGCGCCTTCCATGGACTTGAAAAGTCCCATCCTTTTCGATGTAAATCAGGTCAACTTGAACATTCTTGCCATTCTCGGTAACGATGGCGAAGGCCTGTTGCCAATTAGGCGTAGAAACGTATTTCGCGGCTTTTAGATCCATTGCATGTCCTACTTCAACTCCATGCAAAACACGCCTTAAAACCCCGTTAGAAGCCTCAGAAGAGGCACTTCTACCCGCTCTGTGAGTATGCCCCATGATTACGCTCTGGCCATGGCGTTTAGCCTGGTTCAGCGCTGATAGTCCAGGATTAGGGTTTAGGCTGCCCAGATCCCCATGAATGGCAATCCAGCCCTTAGCGATAGGCATTGGCGTAGACCAGAACTTGACTCCCATTTCATCCAATTTCAGAAACTTCTCAAACTTTAATTCTGGCAGGGATAAGAACGCTGGGATCTTCTTCATGATTACTTTATACAATCGATCCGTATGATTAGAACGCACCATATGGGCTTCCTTGGAATACTCGAAGAGCGACCATAGAACATCAACTGTCCGATCCCGATCCTCAGCTAGTGTCTGCTCGTACCAGCCCGGTGTATTTTCTGTCCATCGGCTGATCTGTGGCAAGTCGATTTCATCTCCGATAGTAAGGACAGCATCGGGGCGAAACGCTTTAATAAATAAACTGAGATTGCGTACAACATGAGAGTCTTCGTAGGGGCATTGCAAGTCTGGAATGACTACGGTTCGCTTCATTAATCCTCATCATCATCATCGTCATAAGGTATGCGGTCGGGTGATAGCGGCAACCAATTAGGTGCAGGAAGAATAGTCGCTGGGTAAGTAGCAGGTTCAAGAAGTATGGCTAGTGATAACTCAACCGTAAACCCTGCTCGTCTAAGAGATTTGTAATACTCATTAAGCCCGATGCAGTACTGATCTAACATAGAGTAAGCCTCTAAGTCGATAGCCTTCTTTCGCGCCATAATAAAATTATCGCTCTAAAAGTATGTTGTAGATCTCATCGACACGCGAATTGAGTCGCTTAATCTCCGACAGCAAGTGCGTGATCACATAGCCAGCCAATCCACCCACTATCGCAAGAGTGGCAATATAAAGATTTAACATGTCCGTCTGAGTCATTTTTTAGGTGTCGCATAACCGAAGATGCCAGCAACGATTGAACCAAGGATTGCTCGGTAATCGAGTGCGAAGTTAGAAGTAGTCCCCCATACGGCTAAGAATGCTCCGATAGATACGATTGCTGGGTGCTTCATATTCATTTACTTGCTCCTAATAGTGGGATTTGAAAGAACGAACCATCTTGATCGCCCTTGATACTGAAAGATATATGGCAATGATGGCGGTGCTTATTGATGCCTGTATAAGTTCTCCAACGCCACGCGCTTTTGGCTGAGGCAATCTTGCCATCGAAGATGATGTACGAGATGCGTTTATCAGACTTTGCCAACTGACGAAGTTGATCCGCCACATCGGGCATGATGTCTGGCTTTGGTTTCCCTGATAAATCGCGGTCAACATCAATGGCACGAACCCAGCCCGACTCATCTGGATTATGGTCAGACTTACGAGCTGAGTGCCGACTATCGCCGATCCAGCCGTCTGAGGTGCGATCACGATCGCTGAAACAATCATCGAATTGTTCGCGAAGTTGTTGACCTGCCTTGCATAATTTAGGTTTCATCCAAGTAGAAGAATGGCTTCTTCAGCAGTAATACCTAGGCGATCTAATAGTGCGGCTTTGGCAGTTGCCTTGGCTTCTGCTTCTGCCAACTTCTCAGCTTCTAGAGCGGCTGCTGCTGCTTCTCGATCATCGATCTGCTTCTTAGTCAATTCTGTAACAGTAGTTTCGCCTGTAACTGCGTTAATTTCAATTACATTAATCATGAATTTTGTACTCCGTATACTCGAATTGAACCAGTAAAAGTGCCTGAGTCTGTATAAAATGTAAACCCATCATAAGAAGTAGCAGTTGTATGCGCGCAAGCACGGAAATCAAGCGCCGCAGAGGTTTCTGGGTCTTGTGCCTGGCTAACGGTACTTGTTTCAGCGGCTTCAAATGGATTTGAAATGTTGCAAATTCCATAACTTCTGCCGCTAGTTCGAACTGCGCCAACAATAAACTTTCCACCTGTTGCATCTCTGCTTGGTGCCGTTGTTCCACCTCGAACAGTAAAAGTTTGAACAATGTAATTTGTTGTTGCATCTGTACCGCTCGCTCGTAAACGGATATTTAATGATGATACGGCTGTGCTGCTTAGATTGTAGTGAATTTGATAACTCTGATAAGTAGATGAAAAGCAACTATTTATACTTACAGTTGATGCGGCTGATGGTGAAGAGGTTGTAATTAGAGTTAAGCCAGAAGTTGCTGTGGCTGGAGTGGCCCATTTAAGGCCTGTGGCCTCGGCTGAATCGGCAGTTAGAACCTGACCGTTAGTGCCTACCGCTAGGCGTGCTGGAGTATCAGCAGCAGTAGCGCCAATGAGATCACCTTTAGCATCAACGATGGCATTCTGGATCGCGTTGGAATCATCCTGGGCTACCCATGAAAAGTCGAGATCTGTTCCTGAGGCCTTGGCTAATACCTGACCAGTTGTGCCGCCCTTAAGATCGATAAAGGCTGTGTCTATATCTTGACCAAGTGCAGCAATGGCGGTTGCGCCATCCTTAACTAGATCGGTCGATTGGGGGATATCCCAGCCGAAGTTGGTTGTTGTTGTTGCCATTAGGCTACGACTCCTATCGCGTTAATCCATGTAAGGGTTGGACTTAGTGTGTTCCATGTTTCTGCTGCATTTACCTGCTCCCATTTTACCGCAACTTGGGAGAAGTTTATTGGAGAAGCGTTAAAAGTAACGCTCAGGTTGTTTAGGCTTGCTCGGAATGTCCAGCCTTCAATATAGCCTTGGAATTCACCGTTGGTGATATTGCCGGGCAAGTTCTGAATCCAGACAGGCTGACCTAAGAAGATGTTAATAAGGGCATCTCGATCGGCATCATCGATCTCAGGATTACCTAGAACGAAGGTTATCGATTGAAACTTAGGATAAGGATTGGCTCGAAGCTCGATGTAGCGATCGGCTAAAGCCTCTGCATCTGAAGTATTTTTAATTCTAGAAGTAAATTCTTCGGCATATACGCCATAAAGACTTTGGCTTATTGGATCAGTAGCGGTATAAGTCTGATTGGCGTTGTTATCATAATTAATAGTAAAACTGTTGCGAAGATCGCCTGCTCGAGTAGTGGCCGATAAGCCTAATCCGTTGGCATGGTTAGCATCTAAGGTTGTGTAGCCGTTGGCCGCTAAATAGTCTTGGCGGTGTGTTTGATCTGCATAGCCGATATTGCCGTTTGCATCCTCGTAGATAACGCCAAAAGCGGAATTGGCTATATCAGCGCACAATGAATAAAGATCCGTGTTTGAAGATGAACGCGAGATTAAAGTGTAATCGCCTGGGCGATCTATGTCGCCTAAACCTATATTCACCGCATTTGCCCAAGTTTCAGTAGGGTCATAAGTTGCCCAAGTTTGAGCGGCTGGCACTTCATTCCATTGGCCTAATAAATATCCTGAAAGAAGCGTGTAAATCTGATCTCCGTCTTGATCTTGGCTCAAGATTCCTTCATCGATGATTCGAGGCAGTTTAGATAAGGCTCCAAGAGCAGTAATAGTGGCAATAGTTGTGTAGCCAAGATCTCCAGCGCGGTTAACTCCAATAGTAAAATCTGAGATATAGCCGCCAAAGATTGGGATATAAGTACCCACCGAGTTAGTTACCTCTACTGCTAGCCCGGTTCCTACTGTAAAGTCATAACTTGAGTTATCTAAGTTCATTAACTGCAACTGGCAATAGCCTGCAAGTGGCTGAGCATTGATATCAGTACGGCCTGAGGTAATTACTAGATTGGCAATAGTTACATCTGTTGCTTCAAGGCCATCAATTATGACTTTATAGGCTGGGGTATAAGCGGTCATTAAAAGAAGGCTGCGCTTCCTAGGGTTCCTCGAGCTGAGGAATCGTTAAGAATGCTGACGATCTGGCGAGCGGTTGACTCGCTATCGATTGCGCCATTAACGGTGATATTGGTTGTACCTTGGCCGCCAACATAGCGATAAGCGGCGATTGGTTCATTAGGCATCGATGGAGCCATTGGTGCGGCTGATGGTGAAGATGCCCCAGTTTCAAATGATGCGTTATTGAATGGATTAAGGGCAGAACCGATTTGCTTGGATATCTCAATTACTCGCTTGATCTTGTTGTAAAGATCATCGAAGAAGTTAACCACTTTGGCTACGCCATCGATAAGGCCGCTTATTGCCGCTCCTATAATCTCAAATGCTTTGCCTAAGGTCTTGCCTAAAATCGGCGCTAATACATCGCGAGAAAAATCAGCAAGCCCCTTAAACAAAACGAGAAGAGGCTTTAATTCTTCGCTGTTATCGTTGAGTGAATTTTTTACTGAATTAAAGGCTGATCGAAGGCCATTGATAATTGGGTTTAAGAACTCCATGACCGGGCGCAATTTATCGCCAAGGTTGCTAGTAAAGTCTGCAATCGCTGGAATGACCTTTTTTACAATTACATCGACCATTGGAGTTATGGCATCAAGGATGTAAGCCCCTACGGTTTCCTTGCCCTCATCGAAGGCGATCTGAAGCCGAGTTAACTTGCCTTGGAATGTATCTGCCTTAGCGGCTGCTTGATTTTCGAAAGTATCTGCCAATTTGGCGGTAATCTGATCCATGCTCATGGTCTTAAGTTGAGCGGATGTAAGTCCTATGCCTAACTTGCCAAGTGCGGCTGTATTGCCTTCGGCTGCCTTGGCCATTGCATTAGTAACGGCTTCTAGGGATTTACCTGAACCTGCCGCGACATCGATCGCAACTGTTTGTAACTTCTGAGCCTTTTCAAGATCTCCAGTAGCCCGAGATAGGCGCTCTAGCGATGGGCGAAGATCATCATCGGTAACGCCGAAGGCCAGAGAAGTCTGGGTTATGTAATCTTCAGTAGCAGCAATCTGATCTTCAGTTGCGCCAGTTACATTCTTAAGAGTAAGGGCTAACTTTTCCTGAGCGGCTGCATCGGCAATGGCTGATTTAACGCCATCGATGGCCAACTTGCCTGCATACGCTACGGCTGCTGCGCCTGCGGCTGCGAATGCTAATCCAGCCTTCTTTCCGAAGTCTGAAACTTTATCGCCGAAAGACATAACATCTTTATCGGCTTTATCAAGGTTCTTAGTGAAGTTATCGACATCAGCAAGAAGCTTGAGCGTTAACGCTCTTGTACCTGTTGCCATTAGCCCCACTCCTTCAAAATCTTAGTAAATGATTCTGTCCATTTAGCAACGATCTGAGGTTGAATTTTTCTCAGAGTTGGATAAATAAACCAGCCCTTAGAGCCTCGACCTTCGCGGCCTGACCAGACAGGGAATTGCCTATATTTGTTGGATCCGAATTCAGTACCGCCCCAGATGTCTCTAGTGGTTGCGCCACCTGAGAACTTTTGAGAAGCAAAGCCATAAGTAATCTCACCGATACGGCTTGACTTCTTAACCCTAGAACCCTGAGCAATGCGCCCTGAGACTTTAGTGTTGTTGCCTCGGCTTGCTGTCTGAATAACCTCAGCCCGGGCGAATTCAGCCAGAGCGCCTGATTGGCGCTTGGCCTCATCGTTGGCTTCTTCACCCATATTCTTCAAGGCTTTAAATACCATGCGAAGTTCCGTCTTATCGAAGGCGATTAATTCATCTGCCACGATTACGCTCCTCTAGTATTTCAATCGCTGTAAGAATATCCTCGGCGCTTTGCCAATGATCCATTGGGATCTGAGTGGCTATTGCCAGTTCTACTAAGAGTCGGCTGACGCTTCCTCTTGTATGACTTTTGGGTTTCCTTCACCTACTTCAACATCTGCGACCGATTCCATCCAAACATCGAGTGTCTTGGTTGGCTTGCCGCCTGCATCGCGTTTCATTGCTGAATGCGTTACATAAAGGATGTCCCACATGCCACCAAATTGGGAGATAACCTTTTTAGTTGTCA